AAGTGCACCCCCAATTGGGGTGGTCTTCTTATCGAGACCTTTCTCCAATTGTGAGTTGGGATACACCCAACCTCCTCTAGGGGATTGTTAACCCCTGAAACCGCCTTAGGTGGCGGAGACCCACCGGCGTTTAGTGCTTACGGTGCCGGACCGTACAGAAGTCACCAAGTGCTTCTCGTCCGCGAAGGGTTCTACCCCTCGCTTCAGGAAGTACTTGAGCAAGGCCGGATAGCCCTCAAGGGCATCTTTCTTGCGTGCAGGGGCTACAACCAACGTATTCACTTCGAATCGCTGGAGTTTGCAGTCCCATCGCCCGCAGGATCGATACCCGAGATAGGAAAACCAGCCTAGCCCGGGAGACGTCTCAAGTGTATGTGGGAGATCACCCACCAGTCTGTCTACGTACTCTCTAATGTACGACGCAGACCGCCACCATCCAATCTTGTAGAATTGATTGGCCAGTGATACAGCCGAGATAATCTCGAAGTGATCCCGTTTGTCAATTGGTAGCGTTCGACGTATGTAAGTGGGCCTTACCACTACTCCGTTCCACGCGTCCATACCACAGCTCTCTCGGAACTTACCGTTCCAAAAGGACTTTGTGGCGTTCACTTTCAAGCCGAAGAGCTCGAGAGCGAACTTGACACTTTCCACCTCATCCACAGGTACGATGATATCGTCCCCGTAGACGTATATGTCCGCGGTAACCCTCTTGAGGTTTTTGGCGGAGGTGCTGAGACCATGCTTTTCGAGTAAGGAAGAGGCAATGATCGTAAAGAAGACCATTGCCTCCATCGGAAAGCATAGTGCTGATCCCATGGATGCGAATTTTCTGAGTTGGACTGGTTGGTCCGAATCAGGTAATATCGCACGCGAACTACGACATGCCATCACGGCATCCCGGAAATCGGGGATCGAAGATAGCAGGTTTGAGACGAGCCAAAGACTGACTCGATCGCTAGCCTCGCTAAGATCGATTGTCGCTAGATGCCCCTTCTCAGAGGCTTCTAGTGCCAGCTGCTGGTTGATAGTTTGGTCACTAAAGTTTACGTGACCACCAGCAATACGGTCCGTTTCTATAGCAGAGACGGCGTATTCCGCAAGAGCCTGCTGTACATACTGCATGCACACAGGCTCAATGGCAATAATCCGTGGGGCCTTCGCGGTTTTTGGGACGGTTACGACCCGAACGGGCCGTTCCGCCAATTCATCGCGAAGGATGATAGATCCTTTCTCCCCACCTGCGCACCTAGACTCTAGTAGAGCCCCGGCATTTGCGTAGGCATAACTATCGAGGGGAAATTCTCTATCGAGTCGCTCTGTCCACTCGAGGATTTCAAACTTCCGGTTTCCGGAAATTTTCTCGGCAGTGGCTCCTGGTCCGTGCTTGGGTCGAAGACCGTCTCCGGCGTCTCTAACTTCAGAGAATCCAGAGAAAGTTTGAGTCCAGAGCACCCTTGCAACATCGCGATAGCGATTATGCAAGCTACTAGGATACCGGATTTTGCTGTCAAGCAAGTCCAGTTGAGCGATCTCAGCGTCACACGCGACAAACCGAGCAAGTGCATCCCGTTCACGACGATTCGTGCAAGGGATGTTAAGCTTCTTCGCCGAAAGACAGATCTGTCGAACGGCAAAGAGTGCTGTTTCGTTCGGTTCATTTAGTATGATCCCAGTCTGAGGATCGAAAACCCGACAGACTATCCCACGAAGAAATTTAGGGATAGCATGTTTCTCCCCTTTGCCCCGGTAAGGTTTCCGGAGTATGGAAGGAAAAACACTTAGGTCGACTCGGCCTTGGTCTAAGGCATAATCAAATGCCATGCCAAAGGCGGGTAAGGTGAGAGTTAGAAAACTCAAACCCCGGTTTTCGAGTTCGTGACGGACGCGTTGTCTATCACGAGCAAGATTGGTGGAGCACTGTACCTCGGCGTCTGCCAAGATACAGTCAAAGAGACTCATAAGGCTTTTCACGTCATTCTCCCGTAAGGGTGTAATGCGTCCATAGTCTTATGTCACAGAAGGTTCCCGGAGCGAACGCTCCGGGCCCATCGGGGGGGAGCTAAAGACTAGCTTTCCCCGCCCAAGACATCTGCCACCAAGCCGGTGGTGAGGTAGGCGAGCAAACCGGCAACATCGTTGCCGAGCTCAGTGTCGGTGAACCCAAAAGCGGGCTCATCGATCACCAAGTATGCGGAAGCGCTCACGTCGGTGTTAACCGCCGTGAGGGGGTCGGCCACAATCTTCTTATGGTTCAAACGAACCATTCGACGAGCGCGGCCAGCCTTTGTGATGGTATGGGAAACATGAAGATCATATTCCCCACCATCGGCCTCAACATACTTACTTTCCCCATCACCGCGAGAGGTCGCGGCCATGACTTGGGCGACGGCATTTACCGTCACGGTCTGTGGGTCTGAAAACATAAGACAAGCTCTCTTTGACACATTAGTGGTAAACTAAGGAC